AGCTTTGTCATAGAGGGCATTGGCGGCGGCGAGTTCATCATTTTCAGAGGCACTCAGAGGAGCAATCTCACGGAAGCGGACGAATTTTTCAATCAGACCAAATCCGGCTGTTGCGGTGGTATTCTCAATATACCAGTGTTCACGTCCGTTTTTTATCTCCACACCAACATCATAGGTGTCACCGTTTGCTACGGAGCGCGTATCGTGTTCGAGTACTTTTTCCAGTGTGAGTGCGGTATCGATGTTCTGCCCTGCCCCGAGAACATACAGACGTGTGGCGAGTGCTTCCGTATCACCGGTAATGGCGATGCTGTCGATAATCGCGATGTCATCATTGCTGTTCATTCCGGGCGTCATCACCGCAGGATTGAGGGCAACAAGCCCTGTGCTATCGCCAAATGTGCCGACGTCGATGCGATGGTATATCCCGGCATCGAGGTCGGCCTGAGATACAGACTCAGAAAGCCGGAAATGAACGCCAATGGCGTCGGTCGCGCCCTGCAATGCCTTGAGCACACTGGCAGCATCATAGCGTGCGGTAATCGGATTGACGACGCTATGATTTGCCGCCCAGCCGCCAGCTATTGAAAGCAGATCGTCCACAACCGTATCAAGAGTCTGATTCTCAAATACTTTATTGGTGAGTGTATTGCGTCGTTTGAGTTCATCGAGGGCATCGGGCCCGGAATAGGTGACAGAGGTGCGTCCGCCGGAATCGGAATAATCATCTTTGCGGATGATCCCCGAGCCGATTTGCCGGATTTTACCATCATCATAACGAACCCGGACCCGGCGTTCTTTTTTCAGCATGTCTACGGCACGGTCATCGGTTCCGGCATAAGCTAAGCTGATTGTGCCCGCGCCATCCAGCACGCGCTTGACAGTCACATTTTTTGTTGTTCTGACCGGCTGTCCGATGCGATTGCCGCCTGCATCATAGACATCAACGACTAATTGACCCATTTAGAGCTCCAGAATACAGGTGAGATCGACGGTTTCGCCGAGGGTATTGCGGAAAGTGGTATGTGTGTCTGGATTGGAGTCAGCGCCATCATCAAAACGAACTTCAACATCGGTCATGGGACTGCCCCATGGTCCGATGCGAGCCGGTTCTGAAAAAGATTGTGGCGTCTGATAGACAGCAAAAATCAAATCCATACCCGTTGACAGCCATGTAGACCCATCCCATGAGAGTAAACCACCGTATGGTGGACTGGAATTGTCAGCCGCAAAATCAACATAATCGGTTTCGGAGAAGGCACGATTGCCGTAGATGACGAGAGCATAGTCTCCGGCAGGCAGGGTGAAAGGCGTAGCGAAATTGACGGTGGTTTCCGTATAAGTGGTGGCTAAACTACTTTCAGCCAGGGTTTCTTCAGCAGAAGGGTGTGCGGGTGCGCCGGAGGGCAAGGTGGCATTGAGGGATTCAATGCGGATGATCAAGGATCCGGCGGGATGATTATGCTTTTTGAGCCAGAGATGAATGCCTTCAATGAGGGTTTCATGCGCAAGGGTAAACACTTGTGCGAGGCTATGATGCGCATTAGTCAGATTGGCTTGCATCATTTCAATTTCAGCGATGCGGGTATTGTCATTGTTACCGGAATTATCGCTGATATAAAGTCGCCAGCGTGTCGCGCTATGAGGCGAATCGACATCAAAGCTTTGAACCTGTCCGGCAGTCCATGAGATAGCGGCGCGCGAATCGGCAGTTAGATATGCCCCACCATCCCAATATTGAAGTTCCCATGTACCCGGTGTGCGGGTGACAAAATTGCTGGCAGCCTGCAAGGTATATCGACGGATGGTTCTGGCAGTATTGAATTCGTACTCGATCCAGTGTGGAGGAGCGACCGTGTTAGTACCCCAGACGGTCGCGGGGTTGGCATCGAAGGCTCTGGTGGCAACGCCATAAGTCTGCGAAGATGCAGTAATAAGATCGCCGATATCATTGATACAAAGATTGGCAGAATAAGATTGAATGATCTGGCTGCGAAAGGCAAGATCGGTATCCTGATGAGCAACGTCATGTTCAATGACAGCTTCAGAGGGTAATTGTGTGTGAAGATAGGCAAAAGCGCGTCGCAATGTGCCGGGATCGGCAGGATGTTGAAGGGTCAAAGTGGCATTGTGTGCGAGTGTGGCGCGTCGCATGATCTGCATCGGCGGCGGAGTCAAGAGTAGGATCTCAGTGGCACTAATGGCTTCGCCAGCCTGAAAGATCGTGAGTTGAGACCCGCCATCCGCCGGGTCGGGTTTTGTTTGTACAATCTGTCCTGCGGTTGTGCCTGCAAAGACAGGTTGTCCGGCAGTGAGTCCGACAAAACCGGAGACCTTGCCACGCAGGGTGATGTCCCCGCTTGCTGAATTGGAAATGCCGCCGGATTCAGTGACATAGCCGACAAGCTTATCAAAAGAAGATAGTGTGTCGGCATCAACTTTGTACCACTCGCCATCACTGCTATTCAGATACACAAAATCCAGTTCAGCTAGTGTTTCACCGGCTGTACCGGAGATGGTTTTATCTTCGAGAATCGCGCTGGAAGCAGCAACCGTGAGGCTATTGTTTGCGCCAACCACAAAGCGGGAATTAAAAGGAGCTGCGGCAACATCGATGCCGGAGACTGGCAAATCGCTATTGGCAAGCAAGACAGCAATCAAGTTATATAGACTGGCTGTGAGGGACAATTGCTTCTGTAACTGCCCTGCCCCGGCATCCAGATTGTTGTTTTCAATGCCTGTATGAGCCAGCAGTTTCTCATCAAGGTTGCCATAAGATGTGTCGGCATCGCTGACAGTGAGCTGATCGTTTGCAGAATTGAGAGCCGATTGAAATTCCTGAAAGGGAGTCAGCACATCACTTGCCTGTGCAATGCCATCATCCAACCATGAATTAGAATCGAGATTGTCGAGCGTGAGTTGTGTTGGCGGTGGCGATTTGAGCGTTGTCATCAGAATGCCCTTAGAAAGTTAAGGTTACAGTGGCGGTCAGATCAATCGTCGTCCCGGTGACATTTTTGAAGGTGGTGCGTGTGTCGGGATTGGAGCCAGAGCCATCATCAAAACGGACAGCGACATCGCGTGAGCCGGAAAGCCAGCGCCCGATAGAAGCGGTATCCAGATAAGCCCCCTGATCAATCGAGGCTTTGAGCTTGCGCGTAAAGGGTAATGGGTCGGCGTGATGCTGGATGGTGAGCGTTGCGGCATCTGCCAGTGAAGCACGCATCATATAATGAAGGGTTGTCACGCCATCGAGCAAGATGGTGGTACTTGAAATAGCCGTTCCTAAGACCACAAGTGCAATCTGTGTGCCACCGGAGACAGGTGCCGGGATGGTCTGAGTGATTTGTCCATCGGAGGTATTGAGATAAACGGGTAGATGAGCAGTCAGACCAACAAACCCGGATACATTGCCGATGAGACGCACAAGCCCCTGTGCGTCAGTAGAAATCCCGCCACTTTCGACAACAAAGCCAATGCGATCCGAGACACGAATCGGTGTGCCGCTTGCATTAGCCAGAACCCATTTACCGTCGGCTGTGTCGCGATAGACCACATCTAACTCATTGACGGCTTCTCCGGCAGTGATGAGTTCATCCAATGGCGCGACAACAGCTTGAGATGCGGCTGTATCAATGCTACCCCCTGCCCCGGCGACCAGATAGTCGCCTTCAGTGAGTCCGGTGGTATCGACTGCCCCGTATTGAATTTTTCCTGATGCGGACAAATGAGGCAGAAGATTAAGCAGCTTGCTATCCAGATTGAGGCGTAATTGCAGTTCGCCGGAACTATCGACAGTATCAATAGATAAACCGGAACTGGCGATGATTTTCTCCAGTAATGTACCCCATGAGGTATCTGTGTCATTGACTGTCACCAGTCCACGGGCAACATCAACAGCATTTTCAGCTTCCTGAAAAGGTGTCAGAATATCTCCGGCTTCCGCCAGATTGTTGCTCCAGGTCGCCGGATTAAGTTCGGTCAGGGTGAGTTGTGTTGGATTTGATTTAAGAATCGTCATCATTAATTCCATGTCTCCAGATAAGTCATCGATACGGTGCAGGTATCACCGGATAAGGGTTGAATGACCCGGATTGAATTGTCGCCGGAATCGAGTTGTAACCAGCGCAGCAGTTTTTCTGAAAAGCGATGGTCATAAGCAGCGATGCCGTTGCGTGTGACTGTCCAGTTCCAGGCATCAATGATGAGGTTGTCGCCCTGTACAAGGGCATCATTCCAGACGACTTCATCAATGATTTGAATGCCGCGCAAGCGCTGGATGGTAATGCCGGATGTACTCTGTCCGGCAGCGCAAAGCACTGATATTGTCGGCAGGACAGATGCCGTGCCGTTGCGTGTGATGGTGAAATCGGTTTGCGTGCCTGTGCAAATCTGCTGTGAGCCGACATCGCCCCATGACTTTGTGCCCCATTGCGTGCCGTCGCCCCAGGTCCAGGGACTGAGCCCCTGTGTCAGCCAGTACGGGAAATCGGTGGCGAAAGTCAACTTGACCGGATAATGATAATCATCATGGTTGTTCAGGTCGAGTTTTCTAGGGATGGAAACGAGCCGTGCCTCACACCAGCGTTCATCTGCATGCGGATCGGCAGGTTGCATATAGAGACGCCCTTTAGACCAGGTGACAATTTTGTAAAGCGCATCGCTGAATTGTGTTGCCTCAAGCGCAGATCGCGCTTTGATATTGACCGTCAGGGTGATCCTGCCCTGTTTTTTGGGTGCGCGGATCGCCCCGTACTCATCAATCGCGCCATCAGCGCCTGAAACCCCGGACATCTTAATATCCAGTTCGCCAAAATTATCCGACCAGTTCTCCAGCAAGCCGAAGATATATTCGCCTTCGGGGGCAACAAAACGGGTAATCGCACTGACACTCATTAGAAATCTCCATCGGCGGTGGCAAGGTCGCCCAGTTGTCGTTCAAATTCCTGCGGGTTATTGGCAACAATCGTGACATTATTCAATTGATAACTTGTACCTAAACCCTGCCCGTTCGGGTAAAACTGACCGGGTTCATCGGGAATGAAATATTCCGGTTGAGCCCCTGTACCAATCGCATATGCTGTGCCGGGTCGTCCCGGACCGCCGCTGTCGCGACTGCCGCCGAATAAAGCATTGGAAAAGGCATTGCCAACATCGCTGAAAGAAACCTGACCGGAATTGATGAAGCCGCCAATCTGACTCAATTGATTGAGACTGTTCCCGACCCCATCCAATCCCGTGGCTTCTGCCAGATTGCTGGCTGCATCCTGCGCGGTGCTGAAGAAGTCGATGAGATCCTGTACTTTGTCGATGACAGGCTGGATCACATTGTCGTTAATCCAGGTGAAAATCTCATCGAGATTATCGCGTAATGCCGTAACGCCCGCGCTGACCAGTGCCCAGATACCGGAGAGTAGATTGATGAACCATTGCAGCCGCAACCAGATCCAGGGTAATCCCGTGACAGCAAACCAGTTGAAGAGCTGTTGCAGATAAGGCGAGACAAATGTCCAGATTTGCATCAGGGTATGAATAAAATTGCGGATAATCGGGACAACAGTATTCATGATGAATCCGGTAATCATTGGCAATGCCGATGTCGTAAACCAGTTGAAGAGCATCGTAAAATAGGGCGAGACCTGTAGCCAGATATTGCGCAACCAGGTAATGAATACAATGATGGCAGGAATGGCAACTGTGTTGAGCCATGTCCAGATATTGGTTATCACCGTTTGAAATTGCGTGACAAAGGTCATGAACATCGTGCCTGCCTGCGGACCGAAGGCAATATTGAGCGCTCTCTGAATCGCAGCAAGCGGTCCCATGCCCAGCGAGAAGCTATTGATGAGGGCATGGAAAAAACTTCTGAATTGATTGACGACCGGAATCAGGTCATCGCGGAAGTGATAGGCAAGCAGTGAAATCAGTCCGACAATCCATGTGATGGGGTTAAAAATCACGCCGAAGAGAAAACCGAGAAAGGCAATGGCTTTGCCGACAATGAACAATACGGGACCGATGCCTGCCAGAACAGCGGCAAAGCTGATGATCTTCTGAACAAGACTCTCATTGTTGACAATCCATGCGGTTAGCATGTTGACGAAGGTAATGCCGTGGTCGATGAGCGGCAGAAGCGCATTGTTCATGAATGGCGTGAAAACCTGAATGAGCAGGGTTTCCATCGAGCCTTTGAGCGATGTCAGGCGACCATTGAAAGATGCCATGCGTTGTTCAGCAACTGTAACCGCATCGGCTTGCCCGGACATGTTTTCTTCCATCTCCGAGATGCCATCGCTGGCGAGAATGGCATTGAAGCCGACCAGACCATAAGAACCGGCAAGCGTTTGAGTCAGTCGAATGCGATCTGCCTCAGAAAGTCCTTCCATCGCATCCCCGAGTTCAGCGAAGACAGTGTCCATATTGCGAACATTGCCGTTCACATCATACATGGAGATGCCGAGTTCTTCCCATGCAGCCTGTACCGCAGGGGTATCATTGGACATCATGCGCAGCATCGAGCGCAACTGTGTCCCGGCTTCAGCCCCGCGAATACCGTTTTGAGCAAAAATCGCCATGACCGCCGAAGTCTGCTCATAATCCATGCCGAATTGTGCTGCCATGCCGCCGACAGATTGCAAAGCTTCCCCCATCTCCGAGAAAGAAGCAGGCGAAGAAGCCGCTGCTTGAATGATGGTATCGATGACCCCTTCAACATCTGTTGCTTCCAGCTGGAAAGCCGACATGACATTGGTTGCGAGATCGGCAGCGGTGGCAATCTCAACCCCGCCCGCAGCCGCGCCATTCAGGGAGGCATCGATGGCTTGCATTGCCTGTTCGGTCGTCAGCCCTGCGGTGGTCAGTTGCAGGAAGGCACTGGCAGATTGTGTTGCCGAGAATTGTGTATCGCGTCCGAGTTCCAATGCCTTCGCACGAACCTCTTCGAGGGCAGAGCCTGCCAATCCGGTGCGTGCGGCAATTTCAGTCATGGCATCATCAAAATCAGCGGCAGCATTGACCCCGACCCCGCCGAGCGCGAGAATCGGGGCAGTTAAGCCCATCGTCATGCCTGATCCGGCAGATGCCATGCGATTGCCGAGATTTTGCATCTGTGTGGCAGTGCGGTTTATGAAATTGTTGTATTGTTGCCCGATGCGCGTGAGACTACGACTGGCTCCTGAAATATCAAAGTCAATGTAGCCTTCGGCTTTACCGAGCGTGAATCCTTCAGCCACCTGTTCGCCCTGTTGATCGTGTCAGGTTGGATTCCTGCATCCTTTGAAGTTGTTGCGAGATGAATCCACCCGGTGTTTGTTGTTTACGTGAGCGGCGATATTCGTTCAGTACCGCTTTAATCGCCTTTTTGAGTGTGTATTTCGCTTCATAGCGTGTTTGCTTGCCACTGCCTTTTTTCTCTTTAATGGAGAGCAGCGCATCGACCTGTTGCCCGAATACCTCAACCACCTCATCAAACCAGTAGGCGGCGAGGTCATCCTCAATATTCAGGATGCAACTGGGCAGACTGCCGTAGCTCTTACTTCTTCGATGCAGCAGCCACACGTCTTCCTTTTTTTGGAGGAAATTTCCGCACCTCCGGGACTTGCCCGCCTCCCATGACCCAGTTGAGCAGATGCTCTTTATCCTGATCGTCGATGTCATCTAAAGTGATTTCATCATTATCGTAATCCGGATGATCAGCAATCGATGGTGAGACAAAGGCTTCACGGGCAACTTTATCTGCCATGTACATCATGGTTTTGACATATTCGATCTTTTGCTCATCGCTCATGCCGGACATGTCAACCAGACCGCTTTTCTGATCGACCGAGAACATGGCGACATAAAATGAATTCGGGATATTGCCGTCCTGATTCATGATGGCAAAGAGCGAGGGTTTCTTGACCAGAGCAACATTGCCGGACGGAAAAGTCAGTTCTTCTGTTTTCTTTTTCCATTGATGGGCGCGATTCTCAGTCATTAGAACATGTCTCCCATGAGGGCACCGAAGGAAGCGGCGAGTGAGAAGTCCGGTAAATCAGATGCCGACTCATAACGTTCAAGTACGTAGAGTTCGCGTTTGGTCTGATGCGGAACGACGGTATCGAAGCTCATCTCGCCGGTGCGGAACTGATTCTGTTCGGCTTCCCATTCAGGATCTTCTTTTAGCATGGATTTCGGGTAACCAAGGACAGCCGCCGATCCACCTGTCGCGGCAAAAACAACGACAATGCCGATATAAGGTTTACCTGCGCCTCCGGCTAAACCTTTGGAACGGGCGACCTGGTTGGGCGTTGTACCTGTGACGTTTTCAGTGTATCCGGTGGCAATCAGTTTGGCAGGCATTGAGAGTGCGGCTTCTTCGAGTTCGACCTCTGCCCCGATGAGCCATGAACCCGCTTCCAGATTTTGTCCGTAGGCTTTGATTTTGTCGTCATCGGTCTCAAAGCTGAGATTAACCGATTGCACATAATCCACCAGTTGTGGGGTGCCGAAGGTATCGTCTGTATTTAAAGGAGCAAGATAGACTCCCAGTGGATTTGTAATGACTTCACCATATGAAGGCATAGGGTTACTCCTGAAGTAAGTAGATATGCTGGAAACTCATCACGCGCAGGGATGCGTCACCGAGTTCTTCAGCGTTTGTTTGCCGGGTTAGATTCGCAAAGGTCATGTAGGAGTAATCCACATCATCCCCTGTGAAATAGCTGTTATGCAGGATGGCCTTGAGGCGACGGGTGACAGCATGGATGATGTCGTAACCGGTATCCTGATAGATGTAGAGTTCGAGCGATTCGGATTCAGCCGCCAGCAGGATATTTTCTCCATAAGGCGATGCTTCACCCCATCTCATCTTCAAGTGGGGAGCGATCCGAACGCCGTTGGTTTCACGGGGAGCCCAATCTGCGCCGCCTTTGTCCTGCTCGTCGATGCTGTCAAGGTCATAGACCCCGCCTGTTAGAATTTGGGATATGCTTGCATCAGTTGCGATATACGCACGAATGTTCTGATGAACAGTAACGGTATCCCCCTGCGGGACGTGTATGGTATAGAGACTCATCTTAGCCCCTCAAAAAAGATCGTAATTTGTTCATGATCTGCGGCGCGAAGCGTTGCAGGGTCGGCATGATGATGGCATATTTACCGCCACTGACCGTTTCCAGATTCTCGCCATAGTCGACCCCGTGCGAGAAGTAGAGGCGAATGCGATCCCCCTTTTTCTCGATGCGATAGTGCAGCCCCGAACGGGCAGCTCCGGTGCGATCCAGCCATTGACGATTGAGCTTTGCCCATCGTTCCATCCGGGCACCATAGTCTTGAGCGATGAGTTCCAGACCCTGCGTGACCAGTTGCTGATAACGTGTGATGCCATTGCTGATCTGTTTGTCATTTGACCATCTCAGCATCGGGCGCAGAAATGCCTTACTCACTGACCACCCCTTTCGCCTGAATCTGACCGGGATAATAAGCAAGAGAGTCAACCCGCCAGATTTGATCGTTGAATGTGAAACGGTCTCCACGCTGGATGTCGGTATCCGGTAGTGTTTCATGATCTTGAATGCCGAAGACGTAAATGTCGCGCATCGAACTTTCTGAGTCATCTTCGCCCCGCACACCGCGTTCGGCTGACATGTACTCTACCCGCACGCTTTGTTCTGCCAGGGTGATGGATTTACCACGCACAATGACAATATTTGCCGGGCGTTCCTGAATGCGTTGCCATGCCCGTTCAGCGCGTTCTTTAGAGGTGTCAAAGTACTTGCTCATATCAGGCATGGTAAGGACGATCTCCGCGACGTTTTGCTCGACCTAAACGAACCAGCCGGACAGAGGATTTGCGTTGATTGCTCTGTGCGCGTTCGCGTTTGATCTCCAGCAAGTCCTGCAAATTGGCAAAGGTTTGATTCGCCTCTTCTTCGGACATGCCCATCGAGTAGTCGTTAAATTTAGCGACCCCTGCCAGCAATTGCTCGATGGCTAAGACGACGACGGCATCGTAGCTTCCGGCACGCTGATACAGCCGCTGAATTTCTTC